GGAGGAAATGGTGGTGGAGGAGCTGCTTCTAGTACACCTTGGCCAACAGCTGCTGTTGCTGGAACCGACAATTTAGGTGGCGGTGGTGGTGCCGGTGGTGGAGGTCTAGCTAGTGGTAAAGGCGGTGATGGAGTTGTAGTTGTAAGCTCAACAACCCCTTTCACAACAGACAGTGCATGTGCGCCTGTAGGTTATAATGGAACAGATTATATAGGAACATTTAAAGCTTCAACTAATATTAATGTAGGTACAGCAAACCCATTTATAGGAGCAGATTATTTAGTAGTTGCTGGTGGTGGATCGGGAGGATCTACTGGTGCTGGTGATGGTGGTGGCGGTGGTGGAGCTGGTGGTTATAAAACATCTTTTCCAGGTGGAACAAAAGTATATTTATCACCAGGGCCCACTGCAGTGACAATTGGAGCTGGAGGAGCGGCAGTTGTTGCACCTGGGCCTGGTTCTGGTCTTTGTGGTAATACAGGAACTAATTCAGTTGTTTCAACAATAACATCTTGTGGCGGTGGTGGCGGTGGAAAACAATCTACTGTTGGTAAACCAGGAGGTTCAGGTGGTGGTGCTGGAGGTGGAAGTCCTTCTTCAACCGCTGGTGGAACTGCAGCATCTTGTCAAGGTAGTGCAGGTGGTATTGGAGGTTCAGGCTCACCAAATTATACTGGTGGTGGCGGAGGTGGCGCTGGTGCAGTTGGAGGAGGAAATCCTCCGGCAAGTGTTGGTGGAGTTGGTGGTGTAGGTTTAGCGAATTCAATTACAGGGACACCAACCTTTTATGCTGGTGGTGGTGGAGGTTCTCATTATAGTGGACCAGGTCAACCTGGACCTTTTTTAGGTGGTGCTGGAGGAAATGGTGGTGGCGGAGCTGCTTCTACTGAACCTTGGCCAACAGCTGCAATTGCTGGAACTGACAATTTAGGTGGTGGAGGTGGTGGTAGCGGCGGTGGACCTGGATGTGCTGGTACACCTAGTGGTAAAGGTGGTTCAGGAGTAGTAATTTTAAGAATAGCAGCAGCTTGTGCACCAGGATGTATGGCAGTCGCTCCAGGATGTAATAGTTTAGCAACTTTACCAGCGCCAGCAGGTTCCTGTAAAGTAGCGACATTTACTGTAACGGGGACATTGACACTATAAACAAATTATAATATATTAAATTTTAAGGAGTATAAATATGGCCCATTTCGCAGAACTAGATAGTAATAATATAGTAAAAAGAGTTGTCGTTGTTGGCAACGATGTTGCAACAGCAGACGGACCTTTAGGAACAAATGATATGCATGTTGATGGAGAAACATGGTGTGTTAATTTTTTCAAAGGTGGCAACTGGAAACAGACTTCCTACAATCATAATTTTAGAAAACAATATTGCGGCAAAGGTTATACTTTTGACGCTGCAAAAAACAAATTTATTTCACCTCAACCTTATGATTCTTGGGCATTAGATGGAAATGATGATTGGCAAGCACCAGTTACACGACCAACTGATACAGGAACAGAAGAAGATCCAAAATTTATAAGTTGGGATGAAGCAGGTCAAAAATGGACTGCGACTGATGATTCAGATCCAGTCAATAATTTCAATTGGGATGCATCAGCTTTAGCTTGGGTATCCGCATAGGAGACTCAAATGGCACAGCCAGCAGGTTCAATAAACGGCGGCATAATCGGAGTAAAGAATAACACTTCTTTCGGTAAAAATAAAATTACAAGTACAACCTGTACTGGATCAACAACTGTCACTACACAACCAGGCACTAGACTCATAAATTATTTAGTAGTCGCTGGTGGTGGAGGCGGTGGAACTGATGGTGGTGGAGGTGGTGGTGCCGGTGGATATCAAGAATTTTTAAGTCAATCTGCTTGTGGAAATACTCCTTATACTATTGTCGTAGGGGGTGGAGGCGCTGCTCAGACTGGTGGTTCTCTTTCAAGTTTTAATTGTGTTCCTTCTGTAGGAGGTGGCGCTGGTGGAAACTGCGGTACCGCTGCCACTGTCGGAGGATCTGGTGGTGGTGCAAGTATGAATGGACCTTATAGCTGTGGTGCAGCTGGAACGCCTGGCCAAGGATATGCTGGAGGAAATGCATGCGCATGCTCTGGTGGAGGCGGAGGCGGTGCTTCTGCTGTGGGCGCTGCAGGAGTAGGTACACCCGGTCCAACTTCAGGTGGCACTGGAGGTGCTGGATCAACTTCATGTGTTAGTGGATCTCCAACGGTATATGCAGGTGGTGGCGGAGGTTATGGTCTTGGTTGTGGTGGAGCTGGAGGCGGTGGAAAGGGTGGAACATATCCAGGTCCGTCAGGTGTAGCAACACCCGGTACAGCTAATCTTGGTGGTGGAGGAGGTGGTGGCGCAGGTAGTGCTCCTAAATGTGGAGGTGCTGGTGGTTCAGGAATCGTAATAGTAAAAGAATTAAACAAAGCAGGTGGTGTGTGGTCAATGGACTCTCAATATCAAAATCAAGTAGCAGGAACATGGCCTAAACCATCTATCGGAGCTTTTAACTATGATGTATTAGTAGTCGCTGGTGGTGGTGCTGGTGCAGAAGGTGGTGGAGGTGGAGGTGGTCATAGAATATTAAGTTGCCAACCTGCAACTCCAGGAACTTATACAGTTACCATCGGTGCTGGCGGAGTTGCTGCTTCACCAGGAAATACAGTTAAAGGAACAGATGGTGGGGATTCGCTTTGGAATGTAGGACCCGCAAATATTACATCTACAGGAGGTGGTGCTGGAGGATCAAGTGGACCTAGTCCTCAAAAAACAGGTAATCCAGGAGGATCTGGTGGTGGTGGTGGAATAGGTACAGGTTCTGCTGGAAGTGGAAACACTCCTGCAGTACCAGCTCCATTAGGAGGACCACAAGGAAATGATGGAGCACCAGGAACTCCAGGTCCAGGTTGGAATAATAGTGGTGGTGGTGGTGGAGCCGCTGCTGGGGGATCTATTGCGGTAGGTGGCGCTGGACAAAGTGCCATCCCTGTTTTTGGAGCCGCTCCTCAACCTTATTATCCTGTAACAGGTCCTGGTGAAGGTTACTTTGCAGGTGGTGGTGGAGGAAGAGCAGAAAATCCAAACCCTGCTCCTACCTCAGTATTTGCTGGTGGAATAGGTGGTGGTGGAATGGGTAGTAATGGAGGAAATACTCCATGTGGAGGTACACCAGCCCCTTCTAAAACTGGAGTAGTAAACTCAGGTGGTGGTGGAGGAATGTACTATCCAGGCGATTTAGGAAATGGTGGATCTGGTGTTGTTTTAATTAAAATCCCTAGTGCAGCATATCCTTATGTATCAATTTGTGGATCTAATAGTTTAGTACCAACGCCATCAGGTGGAGTGGCTCATTTTGTTGCTAGTGGTACATTAACGGTTGATTAATATTTTAAAATAATATAATACATATGTATAAAGACATATGAACTTAACGAACTATTATTGGTACTTTCAATCAGCAGTTCCCTCTAGAATTTGTGATGAAATTGTTCGTTACGGCAAACAACTTCAAGATCAAATGGCAATAACAGGTGGTTTTGGAGATAAAAAATTAAATTCAAAACAAATTAAAGATTTAAAAAAGAAAAGAGATTCCAATATTGTATGGATGAATGATCGTTGGATTTATAAAGAAATTCAACCTTATGTTCATAAAGCCAATGCTGCTGCAGGATGGAATTACCAGTGGGATTTTTCAGAAAACTGTCAATTTACACAATATAAAAAAGGACAGTATTATGACTGGCATTGTGATGGCTGGGATAAACCTTATCAAAGACAAGCTGGTGATCCTTCTAATGGAAAAATTAGAAAACTATCGGTGACGTTAACTTTATCAGATGAAAAAGATTACAAGGGCGGGGAATTAGAATTTGATTTTAGGAACTTAGACCCTGATAAAAAACCAAACATTAGAAAGTGTAAAGAAATATTACCTAAAGGATCCTTGGTGGTATTTCCTGGATTTGTTTGGCATCGGGTATGCCCTGTTAAAAAAGGAACTAGACATAGTCTAGTGA